ATTATAAGTGGTCTACGTTCCTCATATTTAGTATACTTACTAAACTGATCGTGGTTTTTTGCAACCATTTTATTTAGCTTGTCGTTACACCAATTTAGAGCAATCTTCTGCATATTTAATTCATCTTGTAGATGTGTGGAGTAGCTATATAGTTGATACGACCAATCAAATAGTTCTGCTTGGGTAAGAGAACTGATGGTTTCCCTATCAGCATTAGCACATCTATGCCAATCATCTCTGAACTTCTTATTAAACCTAGCATGACTAGCGTTTAAAAAGTCGTCAACCATAGCTTTCAAGTCAGCCAACTGCTCACTCGCCGTTTTCAATTTGTTCTCTCCACTGCTCATCTGTATCAGAATACTTCAATACTATTATATCAATTCTATTTAGTTTGCACCAATCTATTTTATCTTCATCCTTAGCTTTTGCAATAGCAAAATCGGCTTTGTTTTTATGAAAGAACGGTGTGTACTTATAATGTTGTTGACCATGAACTTCTATTGCTAGCATGATTTGTGGTATGTAAAAATCTAAATATAATACACCTTTCCTGTGGGACTCAGTGCTTCCCGGTAGTTTAACTTCTTCTAATATTCTGTAACTATGGTAGATAGTCTTAAGGAGTTTTCTTGCGCGAATGTGGAACTTTGACCGTTTGCGATTGTCGTTTGCATCTACATTGTAGCTTGTTAAATTCCAAGCGTACTCTTTGCCATTTATACCTGTAACCTTCATTTAAAACCTCTGTAATTATTTTAGATAGTAATATGCCTAAGCATATACTTATAATATTCTTTATCAAAATAGCTCCTTTATCTTGTCATATACGAAAGAAGCAATTTGTGGATTCTCATTTAAAAATTCTGATAAGTTGTTTGATCCTTGAAATTTAAAAAATCTTTCTATGTCTTCTTCTTTATCAGAAATATTATTATCACTTAGTATCTTTTGTATTACCGGATCTTCTAAGTTATCGACCGCGCACTGTATTGTATACCAAGCACCAGCAGATTTAATTAATCTAAACTCACATGCTATCTGTACAACCTCTTGTACTTCGTCTAGCCCAATGCCATATCTAATCCAACTTTCCGCTGTGCTATTTGGAGTACCGCCAGCGCAAGATGTTTTGACGTTCCAGTTTGCTATCTGACCAACGTGAGGCCCAGTATCTTTTGGAATTTGCCATCGACCACGATGGGTGATTACCATGTTTGTACCAGCTTGATATTGCAACATATTTCCACAGTCTGCCATCTTTGCTGGTGCGTATGGAGATCCACCAGTGTTTGCGATATTGTGAGTAACAGCAATTAGTATTGTTTTATTCTTCATTAGAGAGCCACTAATACGTTTGAAAAACATAGATAGTAATCGAGGCAATGCGTTACGCACACCTGTACGAACTTCACCGTCTAGCTCTACTGATGGAACCATATTTGATAATGAATCTGCAATGATCAAACAACCCGGATCATTATTAATGTAATACTCTGTAATGTTTAGAAACTCTTCTGCTGATAAAATCTTATCGTCTGTAGACTGTACAATAAGAATTCCTTCAGGATCTAAACCTTTAATCCCATCAAAATTTTGCTTAGACAACCTACCTTCTGTGTTAAGATAAATGACACGTTTTCCTTGAGCTTGACACTTTGCAGCAAAGTGCAATGCTGTCGTGGTTTTACCAGACTTAGGATCACCTGTCATGACCACTACAGATCCTTCTCTAAGTCCACCTCCCAACGCGATGTCTAACGCTGGAGATACACCAATTACTTCCAATTGGTTAATATTTTCTAAGACCTCAGTACCAGTGCTAACAACATCTCCATATTTACTAACCACGGAATTGCTTACTACATCAGTGTCAAACTTATTAGATACTTTCTTCTTCTTAACTTTACTCATAGATCCCTCAATTTGTTTATCATTGTTTTATTTTTAGAATACGTCTGCGTTCTTCTTACTTTAACTTCTTGTTTGTCTTCAACTGTGTTTTGTTCAGGTTTAGTTTTTGCTTTTTTGGCAATCTTTTCTGCAACTTTGACTTCATTATTATAGCTCTTTATTGCTTCAAGTGCAACCTGATTATACTTCCAACCTCTAGGGCCGTAAGCTTTAAGTCCAATGTGATATATGTTTTTAAAATGACTTGACTTTATAGCTTCTATAATTATATGCTCTGGAAACTTTTTCTTTAATCCCGTAGCCGCTTTCATGTTTCTGATAAACATGTCATGATACTTGTCGCCCACTGTCCAAAATTTATAAGATGGTCTGTCCATCTTAAATGATTCTGTCCATCTAAGAATAAGAAATTCAGCGACGTAAGACTCAAAGTTACAATATTCACCCGTATGAATATGTTTATACTTATAAGTTTCAGACCACTGCTTTTGATAATTCTTGCTAAATGGCTTCGCCTTGTCTGACATTGTATACAAAAGCCTCTTCAAAACACTCTTCAAAATTGTCTGTATGTTGAGCCTCTTCTATCAAGGCTGGGACGATCCACATTGTTTTTTCAACTTTATTATCTTTTAAAAACCCTATCGTATAGCAGTCTATCGACTTGCCTTGCAATTCTGCTTTTATAGATCTTACTAGATATACTGCTTCTGCATCTTCATTTTCCATTTTAATACAATGAGATCTATAACGCAAGCCAATACCTTTTATATATACATTATTATCATCACAATATTTTTGGAATGTCGTCCATTTATCGTAATCATCTAAGTATATTTCTTTATCGTCAGAAGTTTGTATGTAAATCCATATTTTTCTTCTGTTGTCAGTGTTGGCATACGCTCTACGCCATCCATCTTCGCCTATGATATATTTCATTATTCAGCTTTAATTTTAGTTACGCAAGATTGATTTTTTCTAGGCCCAACTTTACGCTTTTCATCTGCAAGCGTAGATGCAGTTTCAGTCATAATGGTTGATCCACGATGATGGTGAATGTGTTCACCCGCTGTAACTGTAGTTTGTTTGGCCTTGTGAGTAATATTTTTTTTAATATATGTTTCTATAGATTTTATTGACCTATCTAGATCTACAGCAATTTCTGCTATCTCTTTATCTCTGTAATTATTGTCAATATAAAATGCTTCAACCTTACTGATTGGTCCTTTTTTAGCCATTTATAAAGCTCCTTTCTGCTCGTCGCATAAACAACGTGTTTTTAGTTTGCAAATACTTAACATAGTAGTCAAATGTTTGCTTTGAAGTTGATTTTAGTTCTTTACGAATTTGATTAGCCCTGTGACTGTCTGTGCCTCTGGGGTCAAACAGAGTGCCATTTGATGTAAGTACAAAGAATTTCTTTTGTACCCTTTCTCCTATATCAATTGCTTTATATTCTGCATATACAGTATCACTATCGTCTGATACACTTTGACCAAAGGCGTTATAAGATTTTGTTTCTGTGTCTTTTTTAGCATCTTTTGATGTATAGTTTTCAACATATTTCATTTATTCACCTTTAATAATATATTTCTTTTTCTGTTCTGGAGTCATTTTATTTATTTTGATACGCTGTTCTTTTTTCTCTTGCGCTACTTTAAGATGTTGACTTTTAGATTCTATCTCTGACTTTTGATAGCTACCCATTCTAGACCAATTCTTATCAGCCTGACCGCCAATGGTGCTGGAGTCAGTCATAAAAGAACCTAGCCCTCCATATATTACTCGTTCTAGAGTATTTTTACCACAAGAAGGGCAATTTTCTAGGGCATCGTCGTGAATAGACTGTCTAACATCTTTCAATGTTTCGCCACAATTTGTACATCCATAATCATATAACATTTCAAAATCCTTGTATTGTGCCAGATAACAGACTGAATCTAGAGTTAACTAGAAGATGTCTTGAATCTGGCTTGTTTTGTCCCCCGGCTAGGGTAAAGATATGAATCTAAAATTAATTAGATAACTTCCTGAACCCTAACCGGGACTAGGTTGGGTCTTAGAGTGATGAGCTAAATCTAGAATAAACTAAATAACACCATGAACTCTAAGACTCTAATGCGTATAAAACTGCTCCTATAATTCCGTTCCTCTGTATATCATGATACTCTAATTGAGAGATTCCGACCCCCGTAACATTAGATAATTTTTGCATACATGTTTCTAATCCAGTGTGCTTATATATATCTGTTTGTTTATTATCACCATTTACAAGTACTTTAGAGTGTTTTCCCATTCGCGTAACAAACATCTTAATTTGCTCAAGTGTACAGTTTTGAGCTTCATCTAATATCATATACGAGTCGTGGAACGTCGATCCTCTCATAGTTTCTAGGGGTTCAAATCTAATCCTTCTTTGATTATAATAATAACCAAATTTATCTCTACCTAAAAAATATTTTAAATTTTCCTCCATAGGTTGTAGATATGGTTTTATTTTTTCGTTCAGTTCTCCCGGCAGAGAACCAAGATCTTTACCCGCACACACCAAAGGACGAGTTACAATTATCATGTCTATTTCGTCTTTTAAAATCTTTTGTGCTGCTATTCCAGCTGCGATAAATGATTTACCACTACCAGAAGGTCCAGTACAGAAAACTATATCGTTTTCTATAATTGATCTTATATAATATTTTTGATTCTCAGTCTTAGCCTCCAGTACTTTTGGTTTATGTGCTTTTTTTT